AAGAAAAAAACCAAGCATTAGCTTGATCTCTTTGTATTTTTATTTCACTAGATTCTTCTTTTTTTTCAGGTTTTGAAACATCAAGAAGAGCCTGAAAAATAATAGAAAGGTATAAAGTTCTATACGAATTTTTATTTGTTAAGTCATATAAAGATTCGATAGAAACATTAGAAGGAAGATTCATTGGTAACATGTTCTTGTACTGGTCTATAAAATTTACCACCTATGTAATTATTATAATAAGCTGCTTCATCTGTTCCTTCTAAAGTAGCTATTAATACATTGTATTTCATTTGATAGTAACACTCGTAATATCTTAAACTTCTTTTATTTTTAAACTCTGCAATAATTTCAAATTTAAAGTTCTTTTTACCAATTTTTTTAATATCATCTAATAAATTTTTACTTGATCCCATATAAGATTTCCAATTAGATTCTGCTTGTTTCTTACTCTTCTTATAATTATAATATTGTTTACAACCAATATAGGCTTTCCCTGTTTTTATATTTGTAATACAATAAACAAAACCAAACTGAGATAAGTCTGGTTTCTTTTTATATTTCCAATGCATTAATGAAGTGTTCTTTTTAATTTATTTTTCATATCTTCTCTTAATGGTTGAAGTGTTTCTAATGCTGTTTTTATAATTTTTATTATACTTTCGTTGTCTAAGCCTACTGTGTATAATTGTAAAGCAGCATGAAGCATGGCACCTCCACACATAAATACACCACCAGTATCATCTGGTTTTATATATTTAGAAGTTAAGTTCCATAATTCTTCTTGAAACTTTTTTAAATCTTCCTCATCTACCATGCTGAAAATTCAGGTACTTCTGGTTCTTTTCCTATTTGTACTAAGTATCTTTTTCCTCTTGCATATTGAAATACACGTATACCTTGACCTTCATTAGCATCTGACCAACATTCTCGTTTATGTCCACAATAGATACAACCGACTGCAAGTTTAAGATTACCGGATTTTCCATCAGGAACTCCAGGATAACATCTTTCAGGAATATCAGGACTATCCACCATCTTTTTAAGATATTTAATTCTGGTTTTAGCATTGATCATTTCCATTGGATGCAGAGATGTCAAACAGATCTCTCCGGTAGACTTATCAATGGCAAGGAATGCAGCCTCATCTATACCATTAGCCTCTGCATAGGCAGATATCTGTGAGATGTAACCGAAAGGATCATCGGTTACCAATGTATTATTTTTAAATTTTTGAAAGCTTCGACCAGAGGCACTCTTACAATCAACTAGAACACCATCTATTACAGCATCTTGATGTCCTTTAACTCCCTCTACTTCAACTTCTTTTTGCTGCTGTTCAACCTTATGTCCTGAGATAGCAGTACATAATAGAAGAAGTTCTTCAAGGATATAACCGTATAAGAATTTAATTCGGGTACTGGGACTAAAGGTTTCACCTTTGTTAGTACTGTTAATATTATACCAGAGTTGTCTGTCCGGTTTCCCTATAGCTGACAATCTCAGGTGTCCATTGGTTGCAGGTTTTTCATAAAGAAATTCTTTGATATAGACCTTAAGCATATCTCCAAAAATATCAATATACTTATCTACTTCTTCCTCACTCATCTTGATAGGACTAGGAGAAAATAAATTATATATATCTTGTACTAATGTATCAATTGTTTTCATATAAAAAAAGAGAGGGTGATTAGTTGCCTAGTAGTGTTCGGCCCGGTTGAGCAATAGCTCACTAACCACCCTCCAAGTCTCCTTTAGGGGTTAAGAAGCAAAGGGAATCTCTTCAACTTCATTTGTGTATCCACCAGGGACAACATCAAAATCCTTATCTTCAGGAATAAATTCAATTAAGTCTACTACTTGGACTTTGTTTAGCCATCCTTTGGTAGCTTCTTCTCCGGTTTGCCGACTTACATATTTTGATGGTCGATAACTGACATTTACTTTTGATCCATTACCAATTAGTTTTTCTCTTTGAAATGGATTACGATCTGCATCAACAATATCAATCATTCGAGGTGCGCCATTGAAATCAGTTGTTGATTGAGTGAGTTTAACATAATGGCCTGGAATTTTGTCATGACCATTACGAACATTCAGACCTTCAGCCTCTGCCAACTTCTTATTCTTGGCATCGAGATTTGCAACATTGATGATCCACTCACCTTCAGGTTTAAACATTGTGCTGGGTTTCGTTATCCATGCAAACCATGCTTCGCCTGAGATCACACTATTTTTTGTAGCCATTTAGATTCTCCTTAAAAATTTGTTTAAAATTGTTATTTAACAATGTATTTAAAATTTTGTTTGTCATCTTTCTCCTTTTCTGATTGTTGTAGAATTATAGCATATAAACTTTCATGTGTCAAACACTTTATTAATGAGTTTCTGCCCATGTGTTTCCCGTTTTATATTCACAAGATAAATTACATTTCATTTCTAATGTATGTGTTGTTTCTTTGATTGCATCTTTGGTTATCTGACCAAATTTTTGAACATCTTTCTTGGCAACTTCAAATTGATATTCATCATGAACAGAAGCTACAAGCTTAACATCTACTCCCGATCTTCGTATTCGATCAGTCATATGAACCAGCCATTGTTTACAGACAATCGCACCTGCTCCTTGGATAAGAGTATTTAAGGAAGAGTGAACAGATCTTATTTGAAACTCTCTTCCATCAAGACCTTTTATCTTTCCTTTCTTTGCTGCTTCTTGTACATTGTTTTTTAGTCTACCTAAAGCTGGCATATTTTTAAGAAATCTTTTAATTAATATAGTACCTTCTTTAGCGCCAGCTCCTACTACCTTACCTATTTTGGCAGGACCGGCTCCATATAAAAATGCATAAATAAATGTTTTAGCTTGATCTCTAGTTTGTAATCCTGCCATGTGCTGATTAGCTGAATGTACATCTCCTATAAGAACCTCACTGGTAAATTTTGAATCATTCATGTAATGAGCTAGACATCTTAATTCCAGACTACTAGCATCTGTTCCCATTAAAATATGAGTATCAGGATTTGATATTGTCCATAATTCTCTACACTCTTTTCCATAAGGGCTATGAGATGCTGGTACTTGGGCCATATTGGGGCTATGATGGGCCATCCTTCCTGTAATGGTCTTAAGGGTAAGAACTCTTCCTCTTACTCTCCTGTCCTCTTCACATTCCTGTATCCAGGCTTTGAGAAGTCCTGTTCTTTTCTGAAGAAGGAAATATCTGCTAAACATTTGTGCTTCTTCCATCTTAATCTTGGAAAGAACTTCTTCATTAATAATAATGTTATCTTTATCTGTGTAGTGTTCAGGTTTCCAACCTTTTTCTATAAGTCGTTCTGCAATCTGTTTTCGGCTAGCTATATTAAAAGGCGTACTTTTAGGTATCTTTTTAACAGGCGAGTAAGTAATGATAGGTTCAAATATTTCTTCAGCTTTGCATTCAAGACCATGCTGTTCATCTTCAAGTTGAGCAAGTAGTATCATTGCTTTTTGGATATTAAAAGCAAATCCATTCTTCTCTTGTTGATCTATGATAGCTCTAATTTTTTGTTCTAGAATATAAGATCTATCTGAAAAATTCTTTCCTTCCTTTTCTAAAGTTCTGGCAAGTCTAAGTGTTAATTCAACATCTCTTTTACAATACTTTAACATCTCTGGACTGTAATATTTATATTCATTGAAGTTTCCTTTAGGAAATTTAAGATTATTTCCCCATGCTTCCAGAGAATGTCCTCCCTCTCTAACCGGATTATAAAGCTGCGACTCAATTAGAGTATCTCTAACTTGTGAAACTTTTATTGTCGAACCTGTAAAACGGTTAAGAACTGGTGCATCAAAACTAATACCATTATGCATAATAAAATTATCAATTCTGGAAGACCAATCTTTAAATTGTTGGCACTCTTCCTGCACCCAAACTTTTTGTTCATTGTTAGAATAAGATTGGGCTACGATGCAATGTATGGTATTAGCTTTTATAGCATCTGTCTCGATATCAACGACTGCGTCTACCATAGGACATATCTACCTGATAAGCTTGTTCAACTGGAATGTGAAAAAACAATTCGCCTTTCCTTATATTTTTATTAGGAGCTTCTTTCACCTCACTTTCAAGTACTGTATTTCCATCTACGTGCCATGCCTTACTGCAATTATGATTAAAAACTATGAATGTTAATAAAGAATTCTTATGATCCTTCTTCCATTTTTCAAGTAATCTTTTCTTTCTATGAGGAATTCGTAATTCCAGCCATGATTCAGGCCATTCTCCTTTCCATGCATACTTAATCTCAACTTCATAAAATTGAGGATTTCCTCCATCATCTGTTTTAACTGTAAGATCAAAGTATGTAGTTTCTTCTGAATTAACTGTACATGCAGGTTGAGTAAACTCTAACCAGTTAATCATATGTTTTTTAGCTGTGCTATCAGCTTTGTCGTAGAGATCTTTATCAAAAGGTTTCTTCATTATTATTCTCCATAAAAGGGTTGTCTACTTGGGTCATACGTCCGGTATCTTTATCATAATGCAGGTAACAAGATACACCAGTGTCTCCAGTATATCTATTTTTAAGAATTCTTATTGTGGTTGTGTTGGCTGTATATTCATCTTCAGCTTGCTGGTTTCGCTCCAATGCTATTACACTGTCTGACAAGTGAGCAATACTAGCAGAGCCTCTTAAATGGGACAAACTTACCTCCTTTCCTTCTTCATGTCCTCGATCACCTGCTGGCCTTCTTAAATGACTAACCAGTATCAAGGCTATCCCAGTTTCTTCTACCAAAGCTCTCAGCTTGGTCATAAGAATATCAATGGACTTACGCTCATCACCATTATCTTCTTGTCCTGATACTAGAATAGATAAGTGATCTAGAAATATCCATTTACAATCTAAAGCTTTCGCCATATGCCTGACCCTATCAAGTATCTCATCATTGGATATAGATCCAAAATGATCGAAAGCATAGAATCTTTTGGTGTTAATAGTTTTCTTTTGCCAATCTCTTAGTTGTTTATCAGTAAATTTCTTCCGAACTTCTTTAATATAAAGTCTAGCATTTGCTTCGACACTCATAATACTAAAAGCAGTGTTACGAATGCTTTCTTCCAAAGCTAAGACACCAATTCCATCTTTAGTATTCATCATGAGATGATACATTAGTTCACGTATTATACTAGATTTTCCCATTCCAGCACCGCTGGTAAAGGTGATAAGCTCACCAGTTCGTAACCCATAGGTCTTCTCATTCATCTTAGGCCAAGGATAAAGACATATCTCACAATCAAATTCATCATAGAGAGACTCACCTAGATCAGCAAGATTTATAATACCTGCTGGAGTATAGGCCTTAGAATTCCACCAAGCCTGAGTAAACTTTTCTCTTTGTCCGGTTTTTAAATATTCATTAGCATCATGTAATTCTAAAGAAACAATTTTACATTTGTTGGGTTCAAAAATTTGTGCAACTTTCTGAGCAGATTCTTTTCCTGGCCTATCATTATCAAAACAAAGAACAATTGTTTCAAATTTATTTAGATAATCAAAGGCTTGCTTGCAATTTTCAAGAGCGGCGGCTGCACCATTTTTAATGGAAACACAAGGCCATTTGGAACCCATCAATTCGTAAGCAGACATAGCATCAAGCTCGCCTTCACAAACAGTAATATATTTACCTGTCTGATTAAACATATTCTGTCCAAACAAAACTGCCTCAGATATCTTTCCTTCAGACCAGATTTTTTTATCTTGAACTTGCCGTATTTTATTAGCTATATGGTTACCCTTTTCATCAAAGTACTGATAAATATGATGGGTAATTATATTACCAGTTTTCTTAACCTGTGTATTATATTTCTTGGCAGTCTCTTTACTAATCTTTCTATCAGGAATATCTGATATTAGACCAGTTGTTTTTCTTCCTAAAACTGTTTCAGTAGACATATTAATAACCTTAAAAGATGTGTTTCTATTTTCTTCTGATTTGTTAAACCTTGTTTGACAACTAAAACAATACGAATGCCCATCTTCATGTTGAACATTCGCTTTACTTGCCCCGCATTCGGGACAAGATCCTCTACTAGGCCATTGACTAACCATAGTATTCTCCTATTATTTTTTAGGTTTGCCTCGTTTAATTTCGTAAGTTAGATCTGGGGAGTAACCTAAGTGTTCACACAATTCATATCTATAACTGAGTTCATTTTCAGCTTCCCTCTTAGTTTTAAAAAAACCTACTGTTACATCACCTCCTTTTCGTTTAAGAATTAAATTCCAGTTAACCATCTTGAAATGTATCTCTCCATATGTTTTGAACGAAATCTTCTTTGTCTTCCATGATTTCATTAATTTCTTGTTTAGCTAATTTTTTAGATTCTTTTTGAGTATATCCTTCTTGACTGTATTGTTTAACCAG